CGCTGTTGCCGCGCATGTCCTTCTTCGATGCTTTCATTTCCGCCCCTTCGGTTTGATGTCGGCGTGCCGCGCGATGATCTTGCGCTTCGCGCCCATCGGCGGGAGCTTGGCGCCTTTGCCTGGCGTTTTGCGCGTGTCGCGCTCCGGGCCCTGGCTGCCTTCACTCTTGTGATGGTCGCGATAGCCCACGATCAGCCGCCCATCTTGCCTTTGGTGGTTCGATGCTTCTCGGTGCGCTCGCCGCGCTCCGGCATCTTGCCGCCTTTCTTGACCTGTTCGGGCGTGGCCTTTTTGCCCGGCGCGGTGTACACACGCGACATGCGGCCTTTCTTGCCTTCCATCACAGACCGTTGCGGCGCATTTTCTCGCGCATCGGGCCGCCCTGAAGCTTCTCGGGAACGCTGGTCGGCTTGCCGTGCGTGCCGCCCTGCTGTTCGCCCTTGTAGAAGGCGGTCGGGTTTTGCGTGGGGGCTTTCGGGACAATGGTACGGGAAACGGCCATGATTACCTCCGGGGTAATGATGTGAAATAGGTTGCACCATGCGGATTCATAGCAGAATGCAGATCTTCCGGCAAGGTGTTTTGACGCGATGTTAGCACAAATACCGCTGCCTCAAGCCCTTCAAGCAAGGTGCGATGCGCGCCGCGCTCCGGTTCCTGCGACTGCTGCCCGGTCTTGCTGACCTGATAGCAATACCCGCCCGCCAGTGCGTTGAGCGTCTGCCGCGCGTTGCTGTCAACAAGGAAGAGGCGCTTGCCCTTGCTCTCCGTGCGGATCATGGGCGACAGCGCGCCGCGCGCCATCGTCGGATAGGCCCCGCGCATCGGGTTCATTTTCGAAGTTCGCAGGGCCGTCATCAGCGGCAGGCGGTCCGCCTGGTCGGCCACGTCGCCCGGCACCCAGCACGTCAGCCTTGCTCGCGGGAAAGCTGCGCGTACAAGTTGCAGCACGTCCGGTACAGCCTGCGCTGGCACGACTGGCGAAATCCAGTCGGCAACCACGGCCAGTCGCTCACCCTCAACAGCCACAAGCGCCGCCGTAGTTTCGCTGCCGTTCGCGTTGAAGCAGAGCGCCATTGCATCGCGGGCAGAAGGTTCATATCCGTCGATGATGTTCCAGCTTCCGAAGTCTTCATAAACCGGAACTCCTGAAAAGACCCGCTGCGCGTACGCCAGTGCGTTGAGAATGTCGCGCTTGCCAGACGGGAAGTTGAGAATCTCCGCAACCAGCTGCTTATGCTGGCCCGCGCCGCCGACCAGAACAATGTCCCCGGCTTCGAAGAACGGCTGAAGCCCCATGATGAACTGTTCCTTGCTCCTGTCCTGCGGCGCCTGGATCGCCTTCAGCGGCAGGCTGACGCCGCGCCGGAGCATCTCCGCGCGCATTGGCTGGAGCAACCACTCATCAAGCGAGTTCTTTTCAATCGCGACGTTCGCATCGTCAAACCGGCGCGACGTGTCGAACGCATCCGCGATTATCTGGTCGGGTTTCCAGTACTCACCGCTTGAAGCATGCACGTAAATGCGGGTGCCGAGTCGGCTAAGCACCACCCGGCCCGTCCGGTCGCTAGAAGTAACACTAGCAGTGCGGGCGGGGTCAACCACCAGAGTCTTTGGAAGCCACGGCGCAGGGTCGATTGCAATTTCACGGATATGCTCACTCTCGAAAGGTTTGTCCTGACTGCCGATCGCCATCAGCATGTATTCCTGCATGAACCCGCGCAGCTGGCCGGCGGACTCCATCTTGTCGCGCTCGCGCCGCACCCACTCCATCGGGTAGCGCTCCGGCCACGTGGCAACCGTCCCCGGGTCATCGATATCCCCATTGCAGATCGGGAAACGCATGCTGGTCCAGAACCGGTCACCGCGCAACCGCGTAATCATGCAGTCTTCGGCCAGAGGGGTCCCTGTCACACGGATCTTGCCTTTCTCCTTGTCCATCGCAGGCATCAGTTCGAGGTAGATCTTGCGCATCGACGCATCGACCGCCGCCTTGTCCTTGACGCGTTCCTTGTTCTCGATATCGTCCAGGTACGCGCGGTCAGGCCGCAGGTCGTGCCACTTGAACCCCCGGATTTCTTCTTCCCACCCGTGGGCCTCGATCAGCACGCCGTTCGGCAGTTCGAACTGATGCTCGTTCCAGAGATGCCCGGACACCTTCAGCTTGCCAAACAGACTCGCCAGCTTCATGTTCCGCGACGCTTCGAACTTGATCGCCTCCAGGCGCTGGCATGCCTTCGTGTACGTCTCGCCAATGATGATGCAATAGCCGAAGTTGCCGAGGCACGCCTCCAGCAACAGGAACTCCTCGCTCAGTGTTGACTTCCCGCCTTCGCGGAACATCTCGATGAGCACGTACTCATCCTGCGCGCGCCACGCGTCCATGATCTGCACGTGCGCCGCCGGCGAGTTCTGCGGATGCCGGTGCGGGAACACCATTGCGCTTGCGAGTGCCCGGTCTTCCGAGATGATGCGTAAGGTTGCTGCTGAAGTCAGGCCGGTCACTTGTTCCTCTTCGCCAGTTCCTTCTGCGGCTTCACCTTCTCGCCGTGCTGTTCCCTCGGGGGGTTCGCGCCACGGCGGGGCACGTTCGGTTTATGCGTGAATGGCTGTTTCGTCATAGCAGATCCACGTTGTCGATCAGAATGCCTTCGAACGCCGCAAACCCTTCCACCGTGCCTGTCACCGCCTTGACGCGCGTCGTCAGTGTCGTCTTCTCCGGCACCAGCGCACCCACGATCACACTACGCTGAACCGGGAACAGCGGCCCCGCAATGTACTCATTGGTCGTCTGGATCGTGTTGTTGATCGCATTGATCCGCGTAAAGCTGAACTGGATATCCGTCGTCGTTCCCGTGCCGCCGCACTCGAACAGCAGATCCGTCGCCAGAAACGTGAACCCCGCCGGCACGGTGTAGATCGCCTGCTTCGCGTACCCGTACCCGGCGCGCGCGATAGCCTGCGTGGCACCCGCGCCCGTCACGCGCAAGGTCACGTCCCCCGCGTTGACCATGCCGCTCCCGCCACTGGCCATAATCAGCCCGTTCACGCGCAGATACTGCTTCGTGCTCTGTACCGGCGTCACGCCCGCCATTGTCAGCGTCTCGCTGATAACGTTGTAGTTCGCGTCCAGCCCCGTGAGGGTGAACGTCCGTGCGCCCGTACCCGCCGCCGTGTCGTTCGCGCTCGCCGAGAGAATCTCCAGCGTGACGGCTGCCGCCTGAAACGGGTACGCCCCGCTTCCCTCCCACACGTCAGCACCTGCCGTCACCGGACTCGGATGGTGCCCGTACACGGCCACGCGGCTATGCCCGCCAATGCGGTTCAAGGTCGCCGCCAGCGGGAACACGATCTCAACCGGGTTCTGTGAAACGCTCTTCAGATATCCATTGCTCGCCATATACCCTCCGGGGTTTCGCGCGATTATGGCACAGCGCCGAACTGGCAGGAAATTCCAGCGATGTTTTTCCGGTGCGCGGTTTGGGAAACACGTCTCCAAATTTAGCCACCCGTCCGGCGGGGAGGGCCAGGGTTCCCAGAGTTTGAGAATGCTTTTCATTCCGGACCGAGAACCCCGATTCGACGGGCGAAAGTTCGATAGTTTCCATTATGTAAACATATCCGACTGTTTAAGTCTGGTATTATTGTTCAATAGAATCAACAACTTACCGCAAATCACGTCTTGACGAGGCGATATCAGACCGCAAAGCACTGGCCTAGGCAATCAATATTGGCGGTTAGCGAACGCTAACTTCATCGATGTTTTTGGGGCTCGCACAGGGGGTCGTTTCGCCACTAAACCGCAAATCGCTGACCGTTGAAGTGTTACGTTATAACATTGCACTAAAGACTTTGCGCTATCGCACGCGCGACCATAATGCAAACAATCTATTGGGTTCCTCGTTTTGCAATTGCTATAGTGGAGTCACACCAACGGAGACACACCATGAGCGACCTTGCAAAAGCCCTCTTGCATTACGCAGCGAACTACCGCGAAGGCTGCGCCGATGACCCGGATCGTGCATTCTGCCTGCACGCTGCCCGCACTTATGCTTCGCATCTCATCGGGGCCTGACATGAACCTCAACCACCTCCACACCGAACTGATACTGCTCTCAGGCGGCTACATCGAAGTGTGCTGCTACGACATGGAACTGACCGCGCTACGCCGTCACTGGTCCATCCGCCGTACCGTTGACTACCGCTACATCACCTGGTGCTGACATGATCCGATACGCAATCCTGATCCCTGGCGACGAAATGATCGGCTCGATCGAATGCCACGGGCTGCCTACGCTGGAGATGTGCGCAGACGAACTGGCTGAATGCGCTGGCTTCCCGGACCGCGATTCGTTTCTTGTGGCCAACCCTCAGATGTCCACAATCGGCTTCGCGCCGATCCACTAACGAAAACGGCCCACAACGGGCCGTTTCTCTTTCCTGCTGCCTGCGTATCACTCCCTCTCTACAAACGGCTCCTGCGCCTTCCTCGCACGCTGTGCAGCCTCTGCCAGTTCCTGATCCGCCTTGCCGATACACGTCTGGCACCACAACGGCCCTTCCCATCTCACAAGCTCCAGCAACCGCACGCTGAATTCCCGGCCACAGCATACGCACAACACTGAGTCATCGCGGTTCACTTGCCTTTCTCCTTTGCCGCGATCATCTTCGCGACTTCGTCTGGCTTGTTAGCCACCTCTGTGTAGTTCTCTTCCGTATTGCCGAAAAAGATGAGGGTTCCGTTCTGGCCATGTTTGAAGAACGTAATGTTTGAAGCGTTCACGTACACATCCCCGTAACGCGAAGACAATTTGATGATCATTTTTCAATAACTCCTTAAATCCGGCGGACCCTACCTGCACCCTA